GGCTCTGTCCGACTTGTCCGGCTCCCATGCCGCAAATGGAATCGAGTTGAGGTCCGCCACCTACAGCGTCCAGGCCCGTTGCGTACCGATGAAGGCCTTGGCCGCCATCTTGCGCTTCAGCATGTGCTCGGCTTCCTTCATGCCTTCCACTGCCAGCGCACCACCTTCGGCATCGCGCACCACATCGCGATACAGCACCATCTTTGCGTGCTGCCGGATCAACGGCTCTGCCTCCGTCAACCAAGCATTCGTGTCGCCATCGGCACTGAGCGGATTGGGCGACAGCCGTGCAAGCCCCGACGGATAGAGCGCATAAACCGCATCGGGTATCGGGAAGAGGCGCAACTGGTTGCCGTACAAGGTGTAGCTCTGTGGCTGTCCCGTGTAGCTGCTGGACTGGTTCTCGTTGAACCATTGCTGTGTGCGTCCGATCAGTCTGTAGGGCTGGCTGTTCACGACGCACGTGATGTCGTCCAGCTCCAGAATCAGCTCGCCCGTGCCGACTGCCGATCCGTCATGCACCAGCAGCGTCGAGCCCGACATGTCGTAGTATTCGGTCGAAGCCACGGTATTGATGCGATAGCGCTTCTCATTGAATACAAAGCGCTCGCTTTCCCACTGACTGATGGCCTGGTTGATCGCATTGTTGAGCTGAGTGGCCGTCAGATCGTCCCGCAACGTTTCGTCGACGATGCGGGTTTTCATGGTGGCGAACGTCGTCACTCAGCAGCCTCCGCCAGCTGGCTTTTGGGAGTGCCCACAGCCCACCAGCGCTCGCCCTTGCGGATGTTCACGTCATGGCCGTTGGCGCGCAAGAGCTCGATCAGACCTTCCTCGCGCTGCGCATCGTCGATGATCAGCACTGCATCCCTGAGCTGCGGCAGCAACGGCCATACCGCACCCGTGCGGCCGTACTTGTGAGGCGGCCCGTCCAGCAGTGCGAGGCCAAACCGAGCCGGCCAAGCCGATCCATCAACCGAGTACGCAATGCCGGCTGCGATCGGAACCAGCGGTGCCAGATGCAGCACCGCATTGGTAACCTTGAAATCCTCCAGCAGCTTGCCCGTGCGCTGGAAAAACAGAGCATCGTGTTCCAGCGCATGTACCTTGCGATCGGTGCCCTTCAGCGCCAAGGCCAGCACCAATGTTGAGACACCAGAGCCCAATTCCAGCACGTCTCCCTCGGTCTGTCTGGCTCTGTGGTAAAGAGCATGCAACGGCTCCGGCGCCAGCGGCCATTCCGAACCATGACCGACAGCAATGCGCTGGAACGTCTCAGGATCATCCTTGCCGTCCATCAGCTGCGCAACGACATCGATAAACTCAGGACGCCAAGCACCAACATTGTCCCGCACGTCGTTGGCAAAGTGCCCAACCCACGTCTTGCTCCCTGTGTGAGTAAATCTCAGCTCAGGATCGATCCACAGCTTGAACCCGAGCTGCCGCGCCTTCAGACTCAGCACGTAGTCGCCGGAATGATAGCAGTCGTTGCCGGCCTCTTTCTCGAGACCTAGCTCACTCGGGAACCCGCGCTCGACAATGCGAGCCACTGGTCTGTTGCTGAACCGTGGCCCTTGCAGCTCATCACCAGCCCGGCCGGCCCGGTTTCTCGCCACCTCTCGCATATAGAGTGCTTCGACCACATGCCGGCGCAGCCGCATAAATCCGGTCGCCACCTTGGGCATGGGCAACAGTCCATACTCGTTTGGCGTCAGCACTACATCCTTGCCGCCGGCATGAAACGGGTAGGTCCGTGCGTCCGTCTTCTGTGGGTACACGCCTGCCACCACATCGCCCGGCGCCTTCAGCAGCCGCGCCACTGCATTGCCGGTCCAGCCCATATCAGCATCGATGAAAAACAGATCGGTGCACTCGGTATCAAGGAAATCCCGGATGCAGATGTTGCGGGCGTCATCCACATGGCAGCACCCGTGCAACATGTAGAGGTCAACCTGGATATCTGTCGCTCGCGCGATCGTCTCCATGGTCGCGGCAAGGCTGCGTGCGTAGTCCACACACGGAGCTTCCATGACCGGAGTGGCGATCATGACATAATGAGAGCGGCCTGGTACGGCCGCTCCCTGGTAGCTGAAAATTTGAGCCATCAGTCCCCTTCAGGCGTTGGCGGCACGAAGGCCAGCACAATCTCCGCCAGACCCGCCGTCGCCGCCGTGCCCGCTGTTGTGAGCTTGGCATAGACGTCGGTGTCTGCCGAATATGTGAGCTTCGCGCCAATGAGCGGTATCACCGCGGTTGCCGTTTCCTCAGTGATGGTTGCGAGAATGTTGTTGGCCGTGGTGCCGTTGCTTCCCACCGACAGCACGCGCGTGCCGGCGGCCGAGAAAGCCGTCTTGATCGTGCCCATGCAGTACACGATCTGACTACCCGCCTTCAGCTTGCCCATCCAAAACCGGCTGATCGTTGAATCGGCCGTGTCGTTGTAGGCAATCTGCTTGCGGAAAAAGTGCACCTGCTTGGTGTGATATTCGAGAGGTGTGGTTGTCATTGCATCCTCCTCTCAGTGCGCCACAGCGTAGCTGGACATCACGACCACGCCGAAGTCGACGCTGTTCCAGCGGAACTTCTTGAGGCCGCTGATGCAGCCGGCTTTGACGCCGAGCTGATTGCCGAAATCGAACATCTGCTCAAACCAGTCATAGCTCGACTGATCGTGTCCCTGTCCGAAGGCAACGCCGCACGACTGCGCGCCGCACAGAATCGCCCGGCGCACGGTTGTCACTGCCGCGCCGGTCGAGCTGTGCACGCCCTGAGTGACACGGCTCGACTCATGCAGAATGCATCCGTTGTAGACACCGAGCGCGCCCGAAAAGATCGGGTTGTCGCTGACCTTGCCGCCCTGCATCGCCGAACTCTGAATGCCGAACCAGGTCACAGCCGACGTGCTCACTGTCGTGCGCAAGTCTGTCACCTGATAGGGATGCAGGAACACGACAAAGTAGGGTTTGCCGTCCACCATGCACGGCCGGATCGGCACCGTTCCGACCTTGGCCTCCTCGACAGCCGCATCGATGATCGCCAGATTCATCAGATCGCCCGATGAATCGAGGTTCTCATCAGCCGAGGTGCCGGCCTCCGTCCACTTATGCCGGCTTGGGGCCGTGATGGCGTTGTGGCCGCTAAACTTGGTGTCAGACTGCGTGGTGTAGCCGCACATCTGGTTGAAGAACCAAGTATCCCAGCGATCCGCCCACCAATCCGAGAGGCCCATCATGGCTTCCTCCCGGATCGAGAACGGCACGCGCTGCTCGGTCATTTGACCGCCCGACCGCACCGCATGCCTGAGCTGATTGATCAGGATGTCATCGGTGTAGGTCGTCAGTGCTTCTTCACTGCCCTCCAAGGTGTTGTCGCCCTGGACACCATCGCCGGTCAGCTGCATCCGCAAGACGGTGCGGATGCGATCGCCGGGGCCTTTGTTGGTCTCCGGCAGCTTTTGGATCATGCTGTCGCTGCCTTCGCCGATGAAGCGCTTGATGTAAGTCTTTTTCAGCGCCTCATGAGCGAGCTTGCGTCGCCACAGCTTGACCGCTTCGTTGGCATTTACGCCATAAGAGGTCGTTGCCACGGTTGGTGGCTCCTTATCTCAATCCTTTCCCTTGGGGTTCACGCCGTGGTTCACGCCCCATGGCGGGCGAGTGCTCATGATCACGGCCAAGAGCATGCCGAATGCTGCCGTTGACGCCCGGCAGCGGGCGAACTATTAACCGGCCGCGCCGGCTAGGGTGCAGTGCCCGAATGTGGGAGATGTTGAAGCAGGGGTAACCCGGTCAGCTTCAAGTCGTACCACTCTAAGGGGCTGCACCTGATTCAGCCGAGCAATCCTGCCCGCTTCATCTTGTTGAACACCGCATCGGCTGCGTCGCCGTCTTCGGCATACAGCTCCGCCAGATCGGTGATGCTCATCTCGTCGGCTGCCTTGCGGCCCCCGCTGCTGCCAGAGATGCTGATCGCAGCTTTCTGGCCACGCTGCGCAGCTGCCACCTGCTGCTGGGCCTTCTGTGTGGGGGGGTTGCCGCCGGCGATCGCCGGGTTGGCTGCCGGGCTCGCATAGCCGCGCTGCTTGGCCAGATTGTAGTAGAGCTGCGCCGGGTTCATGCCGAGCTGCACGGCCTGCGTCGCCACGGCAACGCGATCCTGATTGAACAGATACTCCCGCAACTGGGCTGGCGACTGCAGTCCGTAGCGCTGT